CATAAAGGATAATAAACTAAAGACATTTCATCACCTACCTGATATATTTATCATATAGAGCCTTTAACTCTTCGGGAATGGTATCACCTCTATGAAGCATTACATGGCACTCAGCGATACATTCAAGCCCGTCCTTCTGAGCATATTCGGATATCTCGCCGGCTAAATCTTTTAATGACTTTTTGTCCGCTCTTGACTTTATCGGATTTGTAAAAGCCCCACCTTTGAGCTCTTCATCTATTGCTTCAAACTCGGCATAACGTCTATCACGAATAACCTTCGCATGACCACATTCATGAATAACGGCATCTTCAAGTGAATTTGAAACAGAATACTTTTGCAGCATAAACATTTCTTCAATTTTATCTTTGGTTTTTCCGCCAAAAAACGCTTCATTGATCTCGAGATATACTTTTGGATATCCCGGAGTAGCCACTGCATTTGTCCTTAAGGGCTCGATCTTACCATCCTTATCACGAGGAAAATTTACTATTCTGACCTCGTCATAAACGGAAGTAACGCCTTGTTCTCTAAGAGTATTGAAAATCGTTTCTTTACATTCTTCGGATATAACACCGTTCTTGACAGCTTCGCTTAGGTCGTCTATTCTTATTGATTTGATTATACCACTTTCAGGTGGCTTTGTCAACAGCTCTCTCCGTTCCTCAGCAGTGACTTTATCCGTGACCTTAGAGCCGACAGGCGGAACTTTAACAGGAGATCCCTTGCCGCTTCCCCCGGTATACTTCCCCTGCCCGATATTCCCCAGCCCGTCAACCGTCACTCGCTCACGCTGCTGAGGCAGCTCCATAGCCTTTGAGAACCGAGCATACTCGTCCGAGGTCTTGCGGTATCTTGCCCGGGCTTCGATGATAGAGTCCTCATCAGCTCCGCCCTCTTTCAGAAGCTTTATCTCCTGCCGCTGAGCTCTCATCGTGGTCTCCAGTCTGCGCTGACGCTGGGTCGCTTCGTACTTGTTGTACTCCTTGTCCCCGAAGGCGATCTTCTCCTTTTCCTTTGCGTTCAGCTCGGCAAGCTCCTCTTTCGTGTAGCTCGGCTCGGACAGCCCCGGGATAACAGGGGTCTTATCGTGATAGCAGTTCACTCCGCACAGGCCGTCTGCCTCTCCGTAGTGACAGACAGAGACAAGCTGCTCGCTTGTGAACCACATTCCGCCCCACCAGTGAGTAGGCCTTGCGCCCGTGTGCCAGCTTATCTCAAAGGTGTCCGTCCCGAGTGCTTCGGCATTGTCATTGTTGACCTTGTCGGTAAGCTGCCCGAGGCCTGTCATCACAGCCCTTCTCGCTGCGACCTCGACCCTGTTTGAGTGTCCGCTTGCATAGTCTACAGTTCTGAGACCCGAGTTTGTCATCTCCCTGACAACTCTTTTGAGAACCGTGTTATAGTCAAACGCACCCGATGCGATGTCGAACACAGCTCCGTCAAGGGTCTTCTGATAGTAGTCTGCAAGCTCTGTGAAATGAAGCCTCCCGTCAGGAGCTCTCGCTGCAAAGCCCAGCGACTGAGTTATGTTTTTCAGTGTCTCATTCGTCTGAGCTGCGACCGATGAGATAAGCTGCTGCAGATTCTCATTCTCTGCAAAGGGGATAAAGGGCGTGCCCGTTTCGGTGTAGAGCTTCTCGTCTCTTGCGTAGCCTGCCCCGATGATCTTCTCATACATCTGCCGCATATCCTCGTCACTGTAGCCGAGGGCCTGCTGTATCGCAGAGGTGATCTCATCTCTCGCCATGCCGAGCTGTGAAAGCCTGTTTATCTGCCAGTCGGCGGAGCGTGTTATCTCGCCGTTTATCTTTATCCTGCGGACAATGTCAAGCATGATCCGCATTTCAAGAGCCTTCATCGGAGCGTCAAGCAGCATCGAGAAGGCTTCCAGCTCCGAGGGCTTCCACATTATTCGATCACCTCAGCACTCTCGGGAATGTTTTTCTTTGCGGTCTCCTCGTCTTCACCGTACCACTTCATGCGGTACTCCACAAGTGACATCACTCCGAGGTTTATATCCTGTATATCCTGTCGTCTTTCGGCTTCCTCGTCGGTCAGTATGCTGTCCTTGAAGTTGACCGTTACAGAGTAGTTCGACTCTGTCATAGCCTTCCAGAAGGCTATAGCGTAGACAAGCTCCTCAATGCACGTTTTCAGACGCTTCTGTATAGCAGTCACCGTGTTATACTTGCGCTGCTTTGCAGCTATTATCTCTGTGGCGGTCTTGTCAACGCTCTGAGGGTCACTTATGTCACCGTAGCTCAGACCGCACTGGAACTCGATCTCACGCTTGTACTCATTCAGACCGTCGATGAAGTCCTTTCTGATCTCGGGCGAGAACTCCTTGAACAGCTCCTCGATATCGAGCGGAGTGAAGATGTTCGCACCCATTACAGTACGTCCGTCACTCAGCCGTTTTACACCCTGCTCATCTGCGATAATGCGTCTTCGTGCGGAATCAAACTCATAGTCGATGCGTGAGAACTGCCTGTCTGCCAGAGAGATAGTGTTCAGCGCATTGTCGAACACCGACACCCCCGCAGGCGAGCTGTCTATAACGTTCGGCAGAGGATTTCTGTAGTAGCCGAAAACAGGTCTGTCCGTCGGGTAAGAAATTTCAGGCTCTATCTGAGCCCAGTCTTCAACATCAGCAAGGGCTATCTGTACACCGAGCACTCCCTGCTGTCCCGATCTGTAGGCTGTGTTCGTTATTCTGAGCTCACTTGTACCGTCTGCCCTCTTGCTGAGCTTGTGATACTCAAGCCTTGTGTACCAGTATTCTCCTATCTTCCTGACCTCGGGGAACACGGCACTTTTGAGCCTTTTTTCGTTGTCATACTCCACAGGAAGAAACTCCGACTGCGGAATAAACTGCACCCCTCTGCCGCTGCCCGTAGGCTTAATGACCATAGCACCCGTCGCAAGCCCCTTCTGAAATTCCGAAGGCAGCTCTGACAGAACATAGTCTAATGCTTCCTTCAGCTCGTCTTTATCAACGTCAACAGTCATTTCGTTCGTGACGATGTCGGCAAGCTCTCGCACTACCGACTTTTCCAAGCCCAGAGACGTAACGATATTATGATCTATGTCCTCTCCCAGCCAGGGAGCATTCCCCACATAGCAGTCATACCACAGCTCGGATATCTCGATCATCTCCTGCGAGACCGCAGCTCTGATACCGAGTGCCGACTGTATGTCCCTGATCGGGAAGAAGCTCCTCCAGTACGATTTGAATTTTGATATAATGCTCATCACTGTCCTCTTTTCTTCCACTTTCTTTCGGTCGCATATCTCACCGCATCTATGCAGTGATCGTTCCCGTCGGGATAGCCCGATATTATCTCGCCATTCCTGTCACGCTCGTACTCCTTGCCGAGAAACTCCTCACAGCTGACAGGACAGCGTCTGTTATCTATAACGATCTCTTTAAGGCTTTGCAGCCACTTGTATGAATAGCTCCTGCTGTCAGGACCTTTCTCCGCTGCTCTCGCACACAGCCCGAACGAACGATAGTCACCCACAGATTTCGGCTCGGCACTGTCACAGGTGATAAGGTCGTTGTCTGTAATGCCCTTGCCTCTGATCGCCTTTGCGGTCTGCTGATTTGACTGTTTGTTCGAGGTGTACTCGTCCCAGATATAAAGTGTCCTCTGAGCAGCAGCAAAGTGAACTCTCACAAAGGCAAACGGATCGGGATAGTAACCCCAGTCAACACCGTTCATGATGTTATCAAAGGTGCTTATCTCCTCGTCCGTGATCTCCCTCACCGTCACATTGTCAAAGATGTTTCCGCCCGAACCGTTCGGCACTCCGAGATATTCGTGTTCATAGGCATTCGGATTCGTTTCTTTGAGATATTCCGCCTCTTCAATGAAGGCAGCTCCGAGCCACTTTTTCGGCACTGACAGGTAGTTCGTCTCCGTCACGAGCCTGCTCGCCTTTGGTATCTTCACATACTTGTTCGCCCAGTTGTGTGCCGACTTCGGCGGATTGAAGGTCTTGAACACAAAGGCTGTGTCTCCGCCCCTGACAGCTGACTGCTCTATCTTTCTGACCTCTTCACTGCCGTGGAACTGGTCGAGCTCCTCCAGCCAGAGCACACCGATGTACCCGAACTCGGGCTTGATAGACTTTATCTTGTCGGGGTCATCAGCACCCCTGAAATATATCTTCTGTCCTGTGCTCGCTCTTGTTATCTCGAGGGGCGATTTCGTGCAGGTAAACTCGTCTTCAAGGTCAAGGGCTGCTATCGCCCACTTGATCTGAGCATAAACGCTGTCTTTCAAGGTGTTTGAGTACTGCCTCAGAGCGAGAGCGTGCATCTGCTCATGCTGCATAAGAATGTCCACCGTTTCAAGCCCTGTGAACGATGACTTTGTCGAGCCTCTTCCTCCCGGGAAGACATACTCTGTGTGCTCGTGCTCCTGAATGTCAAAATGCACCGCAGAAAAGCTCGGAGCTATAAGTGATGACGGTATACCATGATACTTTTCGCCCTCTCTGACGGGCGGAGAGAGCTTCTCACGTTCAAGTGCGAGCCACGCATTATCATTTCTGATCTTATGCTTCAGGGCTGCATTGTCACCGATGATGTCACGCAGCTCCTTAACGGCAGCGATGTCGCCTGCTTTAGCTTTTGCAAGAACCGCTGCGTTTACGATCAGCATATTGTTCACAAGCTCCTCATCGAGCCCGTTCAGGTCTATCCCTATCTCCGAGAGGAAATTCCAGTCGGCAGAGGTACCCGCAGGCATCTGCAGAAGCATATCCATGATCTGCTTCATGTTCTTTTTCCGCCGCCTGCTCTCGCCGGACTTTTTTCCGCCCTTCGAGCCGAGCTCTCTTGCTTCGCTCTCGCTTCGTTCGGAAAACGGTATCAGGTTATGCTCATTCAAGTGTCACCACCTCAGGACAAAAATATAACGCAAAAGAGCCCCGCATTCCGCGAAGCTCTTTCACGATTAAGGAAGTTCAACAAAAACCAATGAAAAATGATGGAGCAGCAGTCAGGTTCCTGAACCCGTGTGCTGCATACGGGGCATCTCAGCCCCGTCGGTCGATATTGATGTTGTTATCTGACCCTATCAGCCTTTTCGGCTAGTATAAGTATAGCACACTCAAATACTGGCTTTCAATGGTCAATTCTGACCTCCTTCAATGCTCTGCCGTGCAGACGGTATATCCAGCGGATATCCCTGTTCATCTCTTTGGCTATCTCCTCCCACTTCTGATAGAGGAAGTATCTGCGCTCTAGCACCTCGCTGAGGACGGGATCCTCGACAGCCTTGACCGCCTGATCTGCCGTCTCGTATATCTCTATGTAGATCTTCTTGAGCCGCTCCGCCTGCTCCTCATACTCCATGATCTTAGCAAGCGTATCAGGTATGCGGTCAGCAGAACCACCCGACCCACCAGAACCCGAAGGCGGTTTGTAATCAAGCACAGCTCTGAGCTTTTCGATCTTGCGCCTGTCGATCTCTATTCGGTTGTCAAGCTTCTTGATCTGCCTCAGATAGTCCTTCGTCGTCATGGCTTTTCCCTTCCGATCGACCTTGCTAGCCGCCTGTTCTCATCAAGCAGAGCGTTGCAGTAGTCGGTGAGCGCTCTGTTGTTGTTTTTAAGCATCTTCAGCTCAGAGTCCTTATCCTCAGCCCTCGACACATCATCTCTGGCAGCTGCAGTCGTAGCAGCCATTATGCCGGCTCCGATCAGCAGGCCGAGAATAAACCCTATGATTCCGCTAGTCATCACTATTTCCTCCGTTCTCATTGACTCTCTCATACCTGTTAAGCTTGATGTATCTAAGATTAGATATATCAACTGCGATACCCGCAGCGATCAGCTTGACTGCATTCTCCGCGAGTGCATCCGCGACCTTATCATCAGTCAGACGCTGCTCACTAAGTACCTCGTCAATCGTCATCGCCATCACCTCCAAGCAGCCTGTCGATCTTCTCTCTGAGGACTGCTGCAGCGTCCTCCTGCCTGTAGTTCACCCACATGGCTGTTCGCAGCAGGTGCTCGGCTTCTTTCAGCAGCTCTTTCGCCTTCCGGAGCTCATCGTCATACAGAGCTATCTGTCCACACTCGTTCCAGTGCCTGTCCTCGACATCGTCATACTTGCGGAGCTTCTGTTCGGCTTCGTAGGTTGTCATAATAATTCTACCTCCTTATTCAACAATGATCCTACCCTCGACAATGAGCTTCTTGATCTTCTCCTCCAGCTCCTTGCGCTGTTTATCGGTAAGACCTATCCACTTAGGGATGTTATGTTTTTTCAGATATGCCAGATAAAAGCCGTGACCTACCGGATTGGTGAATAAGTTTATCTTAAACGGATAAGGCTCACCGTCTATTACCGGTGCATACGGTTCTTTGTTAAACAGAAATATACTGCTGTCTGTTATGAATTGTTTCATATGAACTCCTCTATTACAACTGTAACACCATAGTCGACTCCGTACACAAACTCGTCCGAGAAGCCCATAATGTAATCATTATTATCATTAATAAGCTTCCCTGCTTTCTGCATAGCGTCAAACACAAACTTCTTAGCAAAGGCTACATTATCCTTATCTCTCCTACGGTTTTTCTCGTGCCAGATGAACTTCACCCTTACAGGTTCTGTTATCCGCTGCATTCTACCCAATTGGAGCATTATGATATCCTCATACTCTATTTTCATCTTGTTCCCGACATGAGGACTTGCCCGACAGGCTCTTATATAGTCATTGAGAGAAGGAAGCTTCCCCTGAATGTGGACTCTAGTCATGAGATCCACCAGCCTTACTGAGGTCGAAGTCCTTTGCAAACTCCTCGAACTCATCAAGGTCGTAAGAGTGCTCAGACTTCCTGCTGTTCTTATCCTCGGTCAGCCACTGCTTTATGAGGATATATGCTTTTTTCGATATCTTCTTATTCTTTACCTGCCATTCAGAAAGCTTTTTTATATACCTTTCCACTGACAGACTGTCGGACAGACGTACAAGCTCAGCCCTCTCGTCCTCACTGAGGACAACGGCTGAAAAGACCCTGCGGTCTGTCCTTCTACTCTTATCTACTCTACTCTTTTCTACTCTCTTCTTCTCTGTGTCTGAAATGTCTGCATTTTTGCCCGAAATGTATACATTTTTGCTTGAATTGTCAGCATTATCGGCTTTTTGGGTATTGCAAAGCAAGAGGTACTCGGGCTTTATTTTTTCGCCCTTCCTTCTGGCAGCACACTCATAATACCTTGACTGTATGCCATGCGATGTGAGAATGCCGGACTTTTTGTACATTCCCATATCGAAAATACCTCTTGTTAAACACCTTGCAACTATTTCGGACACGACATTGGCACCCGCATTTATTTTCCTTGCGAACACCAATGCAACGTCGTCATTCCATTCACAGTAGTAACCTTCGCTGCCGTATATCTTCTGCCACAGCTTAACGACTACTGCAAATCCCACAAGTCCGAATTCGGATTCGATAAGCTCCAGCTTATCATCGAGCTGACAATCAAGCTTAAACCAGTCAAGCTTGCTCTTTGCCATACTTTCTCCTTCCGAATGTTATTTATATCAGAACGGTACCCCGTCATCACTGATGATCTCCTCGAACTCGGAGAGATCTATCTGCTCTTCTTCCTTAGGCTGCTTACCGGGCAGCAGCTTGTACCCGTCTCGCTGCAGTGAACTGCTTTGCCCTGAGCCGGCAGGCGGAGCTCCTGAAGGAGCTGTGTGCCTGGTGTACTGCCCGTCTGCCTTAGCCTCATCCGTGAAGGAGACACTGTCAACAAAAACCTCGGTGACATAATGTCTTGAACCGTTCTTATCATCGTAGGTCCTTGTCCTGAGGCTGCCCTCAATGGCGATCATTCTGCCCTTGCCAAAGTATCTGCTGATAAACTCGGCCTGCTGTCTCCATGCGACACAGGTGATAAAGTCGGTCTGTCTCTGCCCGTCAGCACCTGTGTAATTACGCTCGACCGCCACATTGAAGCTGAGTGTCGGCACTCCGTTCGGAGTCTGTCTCAGTTCAAGCTCGTGAGTGATACGGCCCATGAGGATCACTCGGTTAAGCATTTGGCTTGTCCTCGTCAGATTCAAGAGAGGCAAGTGCAGCAGCAAGACGCTGATCGTCAATTCTCATCTGAGAAGCATCTTCAGGAACTGCGACCGCAGCATATTTATCCCCGATTTTTTCCAGTGCCAAATAACCGTCTTCTGCATATTCCTCGTTAAATATCTTGACTTTTTGACAGTCATCTTGGTAGATGTTTTGTGCTCAATATGAGGGATCAATATCCTCTTTTGCTTGCCGTTTACATCGGTAACAAGCTCCGGCAAAAGAACGATCTTTACAGATAAGCTCATCTCGCCCTCTGAAACATTCTTCTCGCTCATACCATCGAGAATGTCATTGATGCCTATATTGATATTTCCTTTTATCTCTTTGAAGAGCTCATCATCTATATCGAAGTAGTAAATGCTGTTCATTTAGAGCACCTCCCCGGTTTCCTCGTTTATATCTGCTGTAGCAGTATCTATAAACTCCGTATTTTCACCCGATACAGTGTACATATCGTCTGAGATCTCGTGCTTCACCATGCTATCCTGTGTAATAGCCCTTACAAAATCAGATTTGAGTGGTGCATATTTCAGAACTCTTTTAAGCACCGTCTTCTTTGCCATTTCTTCAAAGCTGGTTTTCCAGGGCGAATAAGATGAATTGAAGGACTTTGAATACTTCTGAGCGTGCTTCTTGATATCATCAACGCTCATTACCTCAAAGCCGTAACCGCCCGACTTTGTACGGAACATCGCATAAACCTTCACAAGCTCGCCTCTGTCACGATCGGCAGGAATGTGCTTGAGCTTAGGTTCTATCCCGTACTCACACTCAAAAGTATCATTCTCATACACGCACTGAGCCTGAACGAGCTCAACCTCACCCGAACGGTATGCAAGATCAATCAGACCCTTGTATCCTATCTGGAACTGAACCTCAGATATGCCTGCTTTATTGTTCCTGTACGGCAGAATGTAAGCCTGTCCAAGCGGAGTGTTAGGCTCAAGACCGAGCTGAGCCGCACTCATCATTGCTGCAAGAAAACTCATAGGCTCACACTGAGCAAGTCCGGGAGTAGTTCTTACCGCTGTCAAAGTCATTCTTGTGAAACGCTCGGGCGTTATCACCGAGGGCAGAGCCTTTGAGATCTCTCCCTCCATACTTTTTATGTAATCGTTAAGCGTTTTCGGCTTTGCATTCTGAGATACCATCTCTCCTGTTGTTTTCTTGATAATACCTTCGTTTGGCATTGTTATTCCTCCTTGATCCTGAATATTCTCGATGATGATGTTTTGTAATATGCTGACAGATCTATCTCAGGGTGATCGGCAGAAAAAGCTTTGAGGTCAAAACTTGTTCTGCTTTGCTGTTTCCAGCTGACCTTGAAGCCCTCACAGCAGCCGATCTCCGAGTTCTGCATATATTCTTTGAGCTCATTGTCATATCTGCTGCGTTCATGTTCAAGCTCCCTGATCTGAGATGAGAGCTTCTGTCTCGCTCTGAGTGAGGCTTGAAAAGCTGTCAAGTCAACACTGTCTGAATCGGGATCGCCAACATAGAGCTTGCTGATAGTGTCCGCACACGAGGCTGAGCCGTCAACAGGAGGTGCTTCTTTTTTCCTGACATATTCCCAGAATTCCTTTTCCGCCTCAGCCAGAGCATCTATATCCTCACTATTTCTCGCTATTTCAAACGTCAGAAACTCACGGCCGAGCACCAGCACAGCCAGATACCATTTTTCATAGCCTGTAACCATCATATAATGCTGGCACTGAACATAGTAATTTGCAGGATAATCCCCGTCTCTGAACTTTCTGAGATTGAGAACACTTGTGGTCTTGCATTCAAGTCCTGCCTTCTCACCGATAACCATACGGTCAACATTTGCATGAGCATAAGGCAGCAGAGTGTTTTTGATGATACTGTTTTCCCGTCTGACACGTTTTCCTGTCTTTTCTGTGAAGCGTTTAGCTACATATTCCTCTAGGTCGTGTCCTATCCTCATAGCCTCATTCTCTTCTTTCGGAGGAATACGGGCGAGCTTGTCCGCCCAGAGCTCATAGGGTGAGCTCCAGGGATTGAGCCTGACAATAGTAGCTGCATCAGAGCCGCCGATACTGTTTCGGCGGTGCTGAAGCCATTCCTCGTGAGACATTCCAAGCGTTGATATTTTCTTTATCATTCCTCTTCCTCCAGCATCTCTTTGCAGCTCTCGCAAAGGTCTCCGTCGTTGATCTCCTTGCCGCACTCGTCGCAGTAGTGTATCTCGGTGTAGCAGTATTTGCAGCTGGTTTTTCCCATGCAGCGGCCGTCAGTATCACAGCCGACGCAGCCGCCCGGGTCGAATATGGTTTCGGTCATTTCTCTTCCTCCTTAAAGCATTCATGCGTCCCGTCAAGCAGACGGGTCTCATCGTCGCTGATGCGGTAGCCGAGACTTGTAAGCGTCGCGTACCACGTTTCAAGCGTAGGATTTTTCCGATACTTTCCGTTGGTCGTGTCAACAACTTTTGTTCTGTAGCTGTCTGCTTCGTAATTTAGCGCAAGATAGCCCAGCAGTATGATCTCCGGACGTCCCTTCATAAGATACTTGTAACGGTCCGAGTCTTTGAGTGTATCCTCTTGATTGATACCGAGATATTCTTTTAACTTCTTATCCCGATCAGACCAAGTGTACAGGCTTGCCTGCGCCTCGATGGCGGCACGTATAATGATATCTTCGCGTCCGCCGATATAGTTTTTAACAAAAGTCTCCCGCAGCTCCTTGGCCTGCTGTTCAAGCACAGTGATATGCTTGATCTTTTCTTTAAGAGCCTTTTCCTTTGCGGACTTTACTGCTCTTTTGGTCTTTGGCACATCGCCTAAAATGTAAACCCAGCCCGAATAGAAAGCATAGTACTTTGCCTTACCATCTTTGACAAAGCCTGTGACCTTCTGCTTCTCCGCTTCATCCGGTTCGGAATTCAACCGAATTGAAATAAGATTTGCACCCTTCCAGATAAAGCTATCTTCTGCTTTCTTGAGCTTAAGCTTTTTTATAAATGTCCTCCAAGCGTCTTTTGCAGCTTTTTCGTTCTGTGCCCTTACAGCGCTGTTCAAAGTCCATTTGAAGTTATCTGTGCCGATGGTTTTAAGAGCTTCGTTCTTCTTCTTTGGGTCGGTTATCTTCTCCAGCTCGATATAATCCGCAAGGGTGGCGCCGCGCTCCTGTGACCTCTCAAACTCAGCCTTGTCCAGCTCCAGAAGCTTTACACGGTGTCTGACAGTCGTTTTTGAAAAGCCCGTTTTCTCGGCTATGCTCTGCTCGGTCTCGCCCAGATCAAGCATCGTCTGAAAGCCCTGAGCCTGCTCATAGACGGTCAGATCATTACGCTGCATATTTTCAAGCAGCATCGTGCTTACCTGCTCCTGTTCGGTCATTTCTGCCACGTTGCAGGGCACAGTTTCAAGGCCGGCAAGCTTGGCCGCTGCGAGCCTTCTGTGGCCGATGACGACTGTGTAGCCGTCTATACTGTCGCCGGACAATACAGTCAGCGGCTGGAATATCCCATTTGCCTTTATGCTTTCTGCAAGCTCCGTCACATCACCGACGTCCTTTCTCGGGTTCTTCGGGTGAGGCTTTAACAGCTCGATCGGCAGCTCATCGTCACGTCTTAACATTTTCATTCCCCGCACCCCCTTACTACCTCGGCATATACCTCGCCCAGTTCCCAGGCTCTGACCTCATCAGGTGTCAGAGTCTCGTATATTTCAAGAAGCTTCTTCTTAGCAGCTTCAAGGGCTTGACTTTCCGCCCTGTCTGTGGTATCCTTGACACATAACCTATTAGTGTTATCGTTACCGATAACCGCCTCTGAGTCCGTACAGGTTGCCGCCTGTGCGGGCTCTTTCTTTTTGAAATAATAAACGACTGTGCTTGCCTTCATGCCAAGCTCTTTGGCTATCTTACGATAGCTCATGCCTTGTGCTCTGAGCTCCTTCATCTTGACAAGCTGCATGGTTGTTGTACCTTTGGCCTTTTTGACATCTTCGGAAGAAGCCTTCTTCTGAGCTTCCTCGATATCCTCAACCTTTTGCACGTACACGCCTACACTTGTCATGTTGATTCCCGTAGCTGCTGCGATTTCCTCGATCGACAAGCCGTCCCTGTTCATAGCCATTATATCTGCCTTCTGCTTAGGTGTCATTTTCGTCCCTCCTCATAGAATTTTTTTCGCTCCTCGAGAAATCTCATCTCAGCGCGAGACACTTCTCTTATCTTATCGTGGACGCTGTTTCTGGTGTCCTCGATGTAATCATGGATGGCTTCGAGTGCAAGCTCCATAGTGATCTCTTTGTGCTTGAGACGGGAAA